CTATTTAATTTTAAGTGTTTGTCCTGCGTAAATCAAGTTTGGATTAGCAAGACCGTTTAGCGCTGCGATTGAGTGGTAGCTTGTGCCATATCGACTTGCAATTGTTGATAGATTATCACCTGCACGGACGGTGTAGTAAACCGAACCAGTATTTGCTGAACCGTTAACACGCAATACTTGTCCGACGTAGATAAGATTTGGATTAGCAAGACCATTGAGACTAGCCAGTGTTTGATAGCTTGTACCAAATCTTGTAGCAATGCTGGAAAGTGTGTCGCCAGAACGTACTGTGTACGTTGCTTGTGCTGGTGCTTGAATTGGTGCAGATGATACTGAGATAATTTCAACGTCTGCCTTATTGATCCATGAATTGATACCAGCTAGCAATATACGATTGCCTGAAATTTGAGCAACGTCGTATGTACGACCTTTAACCCATGAAGGAATGCCTTGACCAGTAGCCCAGCTTCCAGCACTGAATTTAACTTTCACTTGGTTTCCTGCAGCAATGTCAGATTTTGGCGTATTATCCGCTTGTTTACCTTGACTAATAGCTGGTGTATTAGTTTTAGGATTATCGTGCTTAGTATAGCCATTGTCGGTAATACCAGTTAAATCGACGTTACCGTCAAGACCGCCAGCGATGTATGTTGACGTGAATTGGTAAATTGCTACACCGTCCATTGATGGAAAAACACGGTAATTTGGCGTTGGTGTCACTGCGTAGTTCGGATAAGCAGCCATCCATAAGCTGTTTGGAAACTCGCGGATGATTTGGTCTGCGTACACATTAGCTACTGTGTAAGGCTTATATGAATAATACATAGGCGTATAGCCTGCTGCTTTAATCATGCGCATGCCATGCAAGATTGCGTTAGTATTCGCTTGTTTGTCAGCACTAGCACCGCTTTCGTAGTCAAGTGCTACGATTGAACCTTTGGGCGTTTGAACCTGCGGCAAGAATGTATTTAACACTTGCTCGCCAAGGCTTGCATTTCCGCCGACCTGATACCAAATATATGTGTGTGCGCGTTTCCCTTGCGCAATGGCTGACGCTACTTGTGTTTCGTATGTTACTTGCCCATACATACCACCGCCGTTAACGCCACCAATCTGGATAATAGCGAATTTATCATGGCCATAGCCAAAAATACCATTCGTGCCTTGGTAACGTGACCAGTCCACGCCGTAGTCACCGACTGCAGCGAATGCTGTTGATTGCATTAATAGGCTAGCGCTTAACAATGCGCCTGCTAATAATCGTTTAATCTTCATTGACGTCTTCCTCCTTTAAATCAGAAAGATTGGTTAACACACAAACAAGCCCAGATAAAAGAGCGGTTGAAACAACCACTCTCCAATCGACTTGCGAAATTAACGTACTAGCACCAATGACGCCGACTGCTGACTGCGCCATGGTTTTTAAAACTTTGATTCCTAACTTTTCAAAATACTTCTTCATTTTTCGACCTCACTTTCAAGTCGTGCAATGCGTTCATCAACGTACTTGCTATGTTCTTCCAGTCTAAATGTACGTTCGATAACGCTATTATGTTTATCAACCTGTTTTTTTAGCTCGTTGATTTGGTAGTTGGTTAGTTTGGCGCTCGTAACAATACCACCAAACGTTCCTACCAAAGTCGCTAAGAGCGAAAATAACCCCGTTAAAATTTCAGCATGCATAATCTCCTCTCGCTTCCTAAGCTGACTATTCAGCGTCTGGCAAGTTCCAATCTGGATTGCCGTCTTCGTCAAATTGCATGATGTAGCATTTTGCGTCAGCGAATCCATCAAGTGGAAGCGCAAGGATTGAACCACCGAATTTAGAAATCCCAACAACCTTGCTAAACTCTTTGAATTGACGTTTACCATTGACCATGACCGGTTTGCGTTCGTGCTCGATGTGCATATACAAGTCGTAATTTCCTGCGATGTAGCGAATATACTCGCCATTCTCTTCCATGTATGTGAGAGCTTGCGCTAAGCCAAAAGGTTGAGTGATTTCATCTACATTGATAAGTTCTGTTGTTGCCATAATATATCTCCTTTTAAAAAATTAATAACTAAATACTAAAGTGCCGCGATAATTTACATTAGCCTCTGCGTTTAAGACGTGCAAGCTACCATCCGAATTAAGCTGGATGTTACGGTCATGGTCTGGCATAACTGACCATGCTTTGGCTGTCATCATCAAAGATTTTTTAGTAAATTCTTGCGGTATGCCGCCAATCGTGTGAGTGCCTGCACTGTTAAATGTCACATCGTAGTTAACAACCACTAGACGACCTTGAATCATGTACTCACAACCGCTGACACCTGTTGATGTCCAGTCTGTGTAGTTAGACGCTTGGAAGTTCAAATAACCAGACGACGTCATAGTCAAACGACGTTTTAATTCGCTATCAATCTCAAAGCGGATTGCGCCAAAGTCAGGGTCAGACAGACCGTAATGCACGACGTTTTCGAGATTGTCATTGTAATCAACAACAAGAAAGCGCAATTCGCCAGCCTGCAAGACTGCTAGCGGCATATCTGTCGGCGTGGTTTCACTACCGTTCTTGCGCTGAATCGCGCCAGACGATGCGAAAGCGTGGTTATCAAGAAACAAGCCTTGCTTGTATGCTGGGCGATTGTATGTGCCCCAATTATCAACCACACTGCCGCCTGCCTTGCTTTCTTGCAAGAGTAGTGAACCACCTTTGATAGCACCAAGGTTTGAATTGACTGCAGACAAATTGTTAACGTTTAGCTTGTTTGCTGTGACAGCACCGTCAACAATCATGTTTGCTGTGACCTGCATTTCGCCCGCAATGATTTTGACGTTATTAGCGTCTTGTGCAATCATAGTTGCAAACTTGTTACCATCAATAGTTTTGCCGACTTTTGTCACAAAACCATTATTATCAAGATTCAAACTTGCTGATTTGACGACTTCGCTGTCTAGCGTATTGACTGCTGTTTGTGCCGCGTTAGCTTTTGAGACGGCGCTGTTTGCAGTCGTTTGTGCATTATCTGCTTTAGTCTCAACACTTGACACGCTTGCAGTGATTGCGTCAGTCGTTTGTTTGATTTCAGACTTCGCTTGTGTGAGAGCTTGGGCGGTGGTCACATCCTCTGGCGCTAGATTATAATCACTAGCTATATTGCCTTTTTCAAATTTTAATTTCCCATCACTGTACAAACGCGCCGAAATGCGAATGTAAGCAATATCGTCATCGTTTGGCACTGTAATGTGCTCTGCATAGTGCTGTTCACCAGTGAGAGGTGTATTACTTTCAAAGTAATATGGCCCACCAACTTTATGTTTATCTGCGTCATAATAATGATATCTGTGCCATGGATAGCCATTCTCTGGCACGGTCACCCAGCCTTGGAAGACATACTTTTCATTTTTTGAAACTGGTATGAAATCAGACGTTCTTTCGTTGGCTGCCGATGGATTGCCTAGATTTTCAGAATACACTGTAATGAAACCAGCACT